GTTAGCATAGTGCTAGCAAAATTAACATGGAATATATCCTAAATAATAGGAGCAAGGTGTTCACCGAATAGATTGGTCATCTATTCAGCACCCCCTTCAGGTAGCTCTACTATCAGAAATACACCCCATCTGAGCCAAATGACTCATGTGTATTCAAAAGTAAAAAGAAGTTATCATAATAATTAGAATTTTTAAATATCATTATTTATTAACGGTCCTAAATAAGTGAATTTTACACTTGCTAAGAATCCTTTACCAGCGACGAATTTAACATTCGCTGTTGTTGTTGACACATTGTTATAAGATTGTACTCCAATTGCTATAGTTAGAAAACTATCGGCGGAGATGACTATTTCATAATCACCATCAGCACGAATATCAGTTGCAGGATTAGGGTCGCCAGTGGCAACACCGGAAAATCCACGGAAGCAAAGAGGAGTGGTATCAAGATAACCAGTATCAGTTCCATCAATTAAACCAACAGTTTGTGTTTGCCCAATAACCCAAGACTGGGCAGGCGCACGACAATAAACAGCAGTAGCGAACAGACAAAGATCTTGAAATTCAAGATTATAGTCATATTGTACGCGATAGCGACCACTGTAATTGCACTTAAACTGGTACCGACCAGCAGCAGAATCAACAAAGCGAACTCCATTGATATCGGCATTAATAGCTGGTGCGGCATAAGGTCCAACAGTAAATAATGAGATGCCTGCAGATGTAAATGAACTATTAAATAGAACACTTGTAACATCCATGCATGCTGCAGCAGCATTAACAACTGTGGCTGATGTACCAGTAACACGAAATAACTGAGCGGGTGCCGCAGGGGCAAACGTAACAGGAATAATCGCAGTACTAGTTGAACTCGATTGAGGATTAAATAGCTTTATACTGTAGGAAACATCTACGAAACCGATTTTGGATAACTCAGTACACCCAATTGTCGCAATATAAACCTTTCCGGCGTCGTAGGACGGAAGATTGATAACAGAGCGTTTTCGAATTAAGAGAGGTCTCTTAACTAATTTGGAAATGTCAAAACTTAAATTTGCATGAACAGAACCATCAACAGAGTACATGTTACGAATCTCTTGATAAGAGATAGGTACATTGCCTTCTGGATTTGGTTCAAAGCCCATAACGATAAGCCCGGGTTCTAAAGTAGAACAAGCCGATCGAAAATTAAACTTAAGACTTAGAATTTCATAATTATCGAAATTTTGAGCGATTTGAGGTAACCATTGGCCTAAAGGAAGACCACGGCTAGCCTGGCTAATACCAGGTTGAACTGCAAAAGTTGCGAAGTTCTCATAGTCAGCGGAGCCAGTAATATTGACGCCATATGTTTCAGTGTGTGTTAGGATCGTGCCATCGCCAGATGTTTTAGTTTGGGGTTTTCTTGCCCCGGCCTTAGTGTTCTGAGAGATAGCATTCATTTTATTATTATTATTATTATTTTTAGATTTTTTAGATTTCTTATTCACTTTTGAATTAGGAGAGCTAGTGTTGTTGTTACCGTTTTGTGCCATAATAGATTCTAATGCAATAAACGGAATTACAGATGAATATCTGGTAATTCCGTGGTTGACCAATTTAACTTTATAAGTTGGTAGGGCCAATTCTTTAATCTATGATCTGACTTTATAGGATACAACCTAGTAGTTACATCTTCTTTCGAATTTTTTAATATTTTATGACCTAAACGAGGGTGATGAAGAACAGGCTCTGAAGCGGAGTCAAAAATATCCCCTTTCATTAATGAAAGAATGGGAAGACTCGCTGATTCACTTCGGAACAATATCTCACCTTTATTAAGGGGAACTGTCAACAATTTTAAAGCAATATTTTTAGTAAACTTTTTAGTAATTTTGTAAGAACTATCTTGCGGAACCATTATCTTAAAACGGTCCATACCCCGAATGTCGAGGTTTGCAGCACACTGTTTAACTTGTCTCTCATTGAGAGCACCCATTAATCTCTGAGTCTCGGTAAAATTTGGTTCAATTGATTCATTTTTGAATCCTAAACCACCATAATTTATATCAGCAAACAAATTCATAGTATATGTACCAAATTTGGTATGTTTATCTATGATGTCTCGATAATAAAAAAGGAATCTTTTATGAGTTCTAACAGGATTAGGGCTACTTTCAATAACCTCATTATAAATAGAAGTCAGTGACTGATCACTTCTCGACGATATAGAACCACCCTTTTTTGACTGACCCGTTAAAAGGCCACAATTCAAAAATTTAATAGGGACAAATTGTTCTGTACCGTAGAAATATGAATAACACTGAGAATTAATAGTTAATATACTTCGGTGAACGTAGTTCTTTCCAATTGATAACTTAAAACCAACTTTCTTTATGTTTTTTAACCATATCTTATATAATTTACTGTTCGATGGAAACAAAATATCATCTCCATTAACCAAAACCGGTAAGTCATGAATATTGATTTTACTACCCATATATTCTTCCATTGACATCCAATAGCAAATAAAATTGACCATACACAAAATGGGAAACGACAAAGTCGAACCCATAAGTTGGCCATTCTTTTGAGCAAAAGACGGAACGAAAGCATTAATAGGATAGGTAATAAAATGTTCATATAACACCGATCTCAGTATTTCAGTTAAGTCGTCACTGTAGGAACAATGACTCAAGAATGATTCAAAACAAATTTTCGTAAAATTAATATCCAAACCGTCGGTAGCAGCACTGTAATCTCCGGAAACAAAACTATCGAATTTAAAACCTATCTTATTTGCTCGATTTACGAGAGAATTTAGATCGGAAATAATCAACGGTCTCCCTGTTAAGGAAAATGCTGCATACCCCTGTAAGTATTGCCACATAGCTTTCTGAAAAAATCTCGAAATCCAGTACCTCAAAGGAGGTCCCTTAGTGATTAGTCGAGCTTTTAAAGGTTCAGAAATTGCGTATACTCTTGCAATGACAGGTTCGGTTTGCGCCAACTGAATAACATCTTTTAATTTCGGGCAAGGAAGCCCAAAAATCTCTGTAAATGCCTGCGAATCTGTAGGAACACAATCAAGAAAATCCTGACTGATTAACGTATGATCAAAAGCAGAAGAAGGGGCAATTTCTATGGTCCGTCTAAGGTTTGTACCTTCGGGATCAACAATCGTCATATCAACTGTTTTATACATGTTAAAAATTCCTTTTTCATCAGGTAAGTCCTGTAATTCCTCCAAAGTATAGCCTATAGGTTCTACATCAATCATATTTCCTTCTTCGTCATATTGAATGCCGCTTCCGGAAGGAACAAAATCATAGTCAGGCGCAACCCGAGTGGAACAAACTGAACAACCGTCGTCTGATTCATCGCCAACATCAATTGAATCGACCCTATTTCTCTTCCACTCCTCCTCTAAACCGAGGAGAAGCTTGGACAAATTGTATCGACCAGATAAGACATCTCTAATCACTTCACGCGCACCACCAACATTTCGAGTAACTCCTAACGCCGACGAAGCAGTAGCTTCAAAAAGGCGAGGTGTAGGCTCATTGAAATGGGAAGTAAAGCGATCCGCGAAGGCGGAAAACTTAAATTTGAAATCTAATTCCTCAAAACTATAAGGATCAAACTGCATGTCAGGTTCCTTTGAAATAATGCTGCCATGTTTTTGGTAAGCATCCATTAAAAAGTCATCTGAGACAGAATTACAGCCCCTTTTAACGCCTTGAAGATAAGACCACCAAAGTGATAAGTTCTTCTTATTAATTTGCTTGGTTTTATTGTTTACTAAAGACACACCACCTGTAAGGCGTGTCTTCAAATATTGATAAATTTTCCCTTTAAAAATTAAGGGATTGCCAACAAAGCCGTCTGGCTTTGGAGGTAGGTCATTATTTAAAAATTTC